CTACCAGATAAAGAGAAACGGCGCGTTGCCGAACTCTTAAAAACGTATCAAAACCAGATAACCCAAAAACTCGGCAAAGATTCCTTCCTAGATTTTATCCAACACGTGTATCCGGGTTATAAAGTAGGCCCACATCATCGAAAATTAGCGCGAATTTTTGAAGAAATAGCCGAAGGCAGAAAGAAGCGGGTCATCGTCAACATCGCCCCGCGTCACGGCAAGTCGGAGATGATCTCGTACCTTGCCCCTGCTTGGTTTCTAGGCAAAAACCCGCAGAAAAAGGTCATCATGGCCTCGCACACGGCGGATCTTGCGATCAACTTCGGTCGTAGGGTGCGTAACCTTGTCGGCTCGGAGTCTTACCGTGATATTTTTCCCAACGTCTCTCTCCAAGCTGACTCTAAGTCTGCGTCTCGTTGGGGTACGAATTTTAATGGCGAGTACTTCGCTATCGGCGTTGGCGGCGCTCTTGCTGGCCGTGGTGCCGATCTCTTTATTATTGATGACCCTCATTCTGAACAGGAAGCTAAGCAAGGTCGCGCAGACGTATTCGAGCCTGCTTGGGAGTGGTTCCAGTCAGGCCCCGTACAGCGACTGATGCCGGGTGGCGCGATCATCGTCGTCATGACCCGCTGGTCGAAGATGGACCTGACGGGCAAGATCGTGGACCACATGACGCGTGAAGAAGGCACGGAGGAGTGGGAGGTCGTCGAGTTCCCTGCCATCCTGAACGACAAGCCCTTGTGGCCTGAGTTCTGGCAGATAGAGGAGTTGCTGGCCAAGAAGGCCAGCATGGACGTGCGGTACTGGCAGGCCCAGTACATGCAGGAGCCGACCTCGGAGGAGGGTGCGCTCATCAAGCGCGAGTGGTGGCAGGTCTGGGACAAGGAGGACCCGCCCAACTGTGAGCACATCATCATGTCGCTCGACGCCGCTCAGGAGAAGACCAACCGCTCGGACTTCAACGCCCTCTTGACTTGGGGCGTGTTCTTCAACGAAGAGACCAAGAACTACAACATCATCCTCCTGAACTCCATTAAACAGCGCCTTGAGTTCCCCGAGCTGAAGCAGCTCGTCCTTGAGGAGTACAAGGAGTGGCAACCGGACTCGTTCATCGTGGAGAAGAAGTCGAACGGGGCGGCGCTCTATCAGGAGATGCGCCGGATGGGGGTCCCCCTGTCCGAGTTCACGCCGGGCAAGGGCCAGGACAAGATAAGCAGAGTAAACGCCGTATCGGACCTCTTTTCTTCAGGTATAGTCTGGGTCCCAGACCGCCGCTGGGCTTGGGAGGTGGTCGAGGAGTGCAACGATTTCCCGAGTGGTACCCACGACGACTTGGTGGACGCCACGACGCTAGCGCTCCTGAGGTTCCGGCAGGGTGGGTTCATCCGCCTGCCGACTGACGAGCCGGAGCCGGTCAAGTGGTTCAAGAGCCACCGCCGAGAAGCGTACTACTAGGAGAATTTAGATGCCGCAGAACACCAGACGGTACTTTGAAGAATCCGAGCAGTTGCTTGAGGGTAGAAAACCCGAAAGCCCTGAGTTCGCAGCGCTGATGCGGGCCAAGATTGGGGATCGGTTCAGGAACCTCGTGACCCCGGAGAAGCTGGGGCTGATGGCGTTGATTGGAGATCCTAAAACACGCAATTGGAACGTTGCGGGGATAAATTTTCCGACAGGGCTGGATACCCCTGAAAACGTAGAGGCGATGCGCGAAGAAATTGCCCCTGTACTTGATGAAACGGGGCAAGAACTACCTAAAGGGAAGCGCATTTTTGGTGTAGGTTCTCAGGCTGATGCTGCTACGTATGCACATGAATTGCGGCATGAGGCAGTAGAAAATGAAACTACAAACCGGATGTTAGACCTTGTGCATGGCTCAACTTCGCTCCCCGCATATAAAGCGAACATCGATAAAGCTTATATGTGGCTTACCGATTTTGATTACAGACGCGCAAATGCGCCCTACCAAGAGAAGGAAAAATTTGTACTTGATAACTTGAGAAGCTTTATAAAACGTGAAGCTTATGATAGCGGAATGACGGCTATGAACGGGCATAAATACGTATTTGATAATGATTTTGTAAATAAAAATATAGAGTTAAACAAGTCAGGTGCAGTAGGTGCGTTTGATGCGTCTAATAAACAACTTGACAAAAACTTCATTGTTGCACGCGCTAAACTGCCGTTCCTCAACTTTGTCGGTCGCATCGAAGAGCCGACACCCAAGAAAAAAGCCTCCGGCGGCATGATCGAGAACACCACACACGATAGGAAGACCATCTGATGGCCATCGACAAATCCCTCTACGAAGCCCCGGTCGGTATCGGTGGCCTTGCTGCTGCCGAGCCTGCCCTTGAGATCATGATCGAGGACCCTGAGAGCGTAGCCATCGGAGTAGATGGCGCGGTCATAGAGCTTATGAAGTCGGAGCCGCGTGCCGAGGACTTCGATGCAAACCTTGCCGAGTTCATGGGCGAAGGGGACTTGCAGAGCCTTGCCTCCGAGCTTCTGGGCAACTACGAGCAGGACCTCTCCAGCCGTAAGGACTGGTTGGATACCTACGTCAAAGGACTGAAGATCCTCGGCATCCGGTACGAGGAGAGGACCGAGCCGTGGCCGGGTGCCTGCGGTGTGTTCCACCCGCTCCTCATGGAGTCGGCGGTCAAGTTCCAGTCCGAGACCATCATGGAGACCTTCCCTGCGGCAGGTCCGGTCAAGGCCAAGATCGTGGGCAAGGAGACCACTGAAAAGAAGGACGCCGCCATCCGTGTCTCGGATGACATGAACTACCAGCTGACCGAGGTCATGAAGGAGTACCGCCCGGAGCACGAGCGGATGCTGCTCAGCCTCGCCTTGGCGGGTAACGCCTTCAAGAAGGTCTACTTCGACCCGAGCCTCGACCGTCAGACCGCGATCTATATCCCGGCTGAAGACATCATCGTGCCCTACGGTGCGCCGAACCTTGAGACCGCAGACCGCGTCACGCACCGGATGCGCAAGACCAAGAACGAGCTGCACAAGCTTCAGTATGCAGGGTTCTACCGGGACATCGACTTGGGTGAGCCGGTCCGCACGATGGACGAGGTGGAGAAGCAGAAGGCGGAGGACCAAGGCTTCTCGGCCACGATGGACAACCGCTTCCAGCTCCTTGAGATGCACGTCAACATCGACCTGCCGGGTTACCCCGATGTCGACAAGGACAACAACGAGACAGGGCTGGCGCTACCTTACGTGGTGACCATCGAGAAGGGTACGGGGACGGTTCTGGCGATACGCCGCAACTGGCGAGAAGATGACAGACTCAAAGAGAAGCGGCAGCACTTTGTCCATTACGGATATATCCCCGGCTTTGGCTTCTATTATTTCGGACTTATACACCTTATCGGCGGTCACTCTAAGGCGGCAACCTCCCTCCTTCGCCAACTTATCGACGCCGGAACTCTTAGCAATCTTCCGGGTGGTCTCAAATCACGTGGCCTCCGTATCAAGGGAGACGACACCCCCATCGCCCCCGGAGAGTGGCGAGACGTAGACGTACCGTCTGGTGCGGTGCGCGACAACATCCTGCCGCTGCCCTACAAGGAGCCGAGCCAGACCCTTGCCATGCTCATGGACAAGGTGGTCGAGGAGGGTCGCCGCTTCGCTGCGGTGTCGGACCTGAAGATCTCCGACATGTCCTCGCAGGCCCCGGTCGGTACTACGCTCGCCATCCTTGAGCGTGTATTGAAGGTGATGTCGGCGGTGCAGGCCCGCATCTACTACGCGATGAAGCAGGAGTTCAAGCTCCTTGCGGGCATCATCCGTGACAACACCCCGGACGAGTATTCGTACGAGCCGGAGGTCGGCAAGCGCAGCGCCAAGAAGGCCGACTACGATGATGTGGATGTCATCCCTGTCAGTGATCCGAACGCGGCCACGATGTCGCAGAAGATCGTGCAGTACCAAGCGGTGCTCCAGCTCTCGCAGACCTCGCCCAACATCTACGATATGCCTTATCTGCACAGGCAGATGATCGAGACTTTGGGGGTCAAGAACGCCGAGAAGATCATCCCGCTTGCTTCGGATGCCAAGCCGCGTGACCCCATCACCGAGAACATGGACCTGATGATGGGCAAGCCTGCCAAGGCATTCATGTATCAGGACCACGAGGCGCACATGCAGGTGCACATGGCGCTCTTGCAGGACCCGAAGATCGCCGCGATGATCGGGCAGAGTCCACAGGCGCAGCAGATGTCTGCCGCCATCCAAGCCCACATCATGGAGCACATGGCGTTCCAGTACCGCCGCGAGATCGAGAAGCAGTTGGGCGCGGCTCTGCCGCCCTTGCCGCAGCAGGATCAGGACGAGTACAACCTGCCGCCTGAGTTCGAGGCTCAGCTCTCCCAGCTTGCTGCCGTGGCCGCAGCGCGTGTCTTGCAGAAGGATCAGGCCGAAGCGCAGATGCAGCAGGCGCAGCAGCAGATGCAGGACCCGCTCATCCAGATGCAGCAGATGGACCTCCAGATCAAGCAGCTCACGGCGCAGACCAAGGCGCAGCAGGCTCAGATGGATGCCCAGATCCGCATGATGGAGCAGCAGCGCAAGGCCCAGAAGGACGTGGTGGACGCCGCTGCCAAGCTCGATGAGCTTGAGCTTCGCAAGGCTGAGATCTCCGCTTCGCAGCAGCTGGAGGCGGCGCGGCTCGGCGTCGACATCCAGAAGGACAAGGCTGCGCTTTCCGCCAAGCAGCAGATCGAAGGGGTCCGGCTCGGACTTGAGATCGGCAAGGCGCGTGACGATGCAGATTTTCGCCGCACCCCGGCGCAACCCACAGGTGACTGATGGCTTATTCAAACGCTCTGGAGTACTTGGACGCAAAGCTCCAAGACGAGCGCACGTTGATCGTTGAGGCCCTTATCCAAGGCAAGTTGGACGAGGGCGAGTACAAACGACTTTGCGGGGCTTTACAGGGTCTTGAACTCGCAAAGAACCACATCAAAGACCTTGCAAAACGCTTGGAGCGCGACGATGAGTAGTATCAATGTAGAGAAGACGCAGGAAGAAGCCGCCAAGGCCAAGCTCCTGCCAGAGCCGAAGGGGTTCCGAATCCTGTG